AGGATATGAAAGTATTTCCTGGTAAAATATTTAGAAGACAAAGTGGTCAAACAGGACAAGCTATACATGGAGTTAAGTTTCCTAATACAGCTTATGAAAATTTACAAATGTTTGACAAGTTTAGACAGATTGCAGATGAAGCAACTGGTATTCCATCATATTCACATGGAGCAACAGGTGTACAGTCTACAACAAGAACTGCATCAGGCATGTCAATGCTTATGGGTGCAGCAGCATTAAGTATTAAAACAGTTATCAAGAACATTGATGATTATTTATTAAAGCCCCTAGGACAATCTTTATTTTATTGGAACATGCAATTTAATGAAGATGCTCCGCAAATAAAAGGTGATCTAGAAATCAAAGCACAAGGAACTTCTTCTCTAATGCAGAAAGAAGTTAGATCTCAAAGATTAATGACATTTATGCAAACAGCAGCTAATCCTGCACTTGCACCATTTGTCAGATGGCATACATGTTTAACTGAAATAGCTAAATCTTTAGATATTGATCCAGATCAATTAATCAACGATCCAGAAAAAGCTGCGATCTATGCAAAAATAATGGGGATGGCAAATGGAAATCAAAACAATACAACCGCTACTGGAGGACAAGGTGAAATGGGACAGACTGGCCCAATACCTACAGGAGCTTCGCCAACAGATCCAACAGGAGTTGGAGGTGGCAACATCGGAACAGGTGATGTACCGATGCCAGGGGAAGCTGGCTTTAGTGCGGCAAATACTCAACCTAGAAGAAGCGAACAAACGGAATAAATTAAATGGCTAAATTTGATCCAAGTAGAGTAACTGGTGGTACAATAGAACTTGTAAGAAATACTGATGGATCTTACAAATCACAAGTTACTGGCTTTAATCAAATAGCAAGTTTAAACTTACCTGAGATTACAACTACAGCTGCTACGACTACTTCAGATGCAACAACAACTGCAGCAGAAAAAGCTCAGGAAAATTTAGAAACACAAACATCAACAGCATTTAAAATGCCAACTGCTATGCAGCAAGATACTCAAACAGATTTTTCTGGTGATATGACAAAAGAAGCTGCACAAACAAGTAAATTATTAACTGAAACATTTGATGAACCAGTTGAAATTAAAAGTCCAACTGCACCTTTATATGATGATTTTCCTGAAGAGCAAGCAACAACTCAAGTAAATCAACCTGAGTTAGGAGACCCATCACCAGTTGAAAATATTTTAAATGAAGCAAAAGTTAAAGAAGATGATACAACTATAACTTTGTCAAAAGCTAGAATAAGAGGACCAAGAGATTTAGGAACAACTCAAACAAGAACAGCTCGTACACCACAAGGTTTTGATCCACTAGGAGCATTTAGCCCTAGACAAGAGAGAGACCAAAGATTTCAAGATGATGCAGGTATGCCTGAACCAGCTTTAACTGATTATCCAGATTTAGGACCAGCATTAGGAATTACTACAGATACACAACCATCAGCAACAAGAGAAGCAAAAGAAAGAGATTTTGCTAGTGGAACATTAGGTATTAGTACAAGAGAAGCAAAAGAAAGAGATTTTGCTAGTGGAACTATAGAACCAGTAAAAAGATCATCATTACAAACTTTTGCAACATCAGTTAAAGAAACTTTTAAAGATATAACAATACCTTCAGTTGTTGGGACTGTATTAAGAACAGTTGCTCCACCTGAAACATCTGTTCAATCACATGCTAAAAAATATTTTAATGTGGGAAGTGATGGTATGAGAATAGCTGGTAATCCAACTACAGATTTATATGCAGGATTTAATAGAGTCTCAGCTTTTGGTAATTTAGAAAAAGCTGGAGAAAAAAGAATTGAAACAAGAGAAAAAACTATAGAAAGAAAAGGGTATGGTCCTGGAGATAAATTTTATGATGATACTCAAAATATGAAAAATCAACAAGATGATTACAAATCATCAAATGCAGCAGCTAAATCTAGAGATTCGGCAGTTAAACAAGAAGCAGCTAACAGAGATGCAGCTAGAGGTGGTAGTGATGATAGTGGTAGTAGTAAAATAGTTTGTACAGCTATGTATAAAACTACAGGTTTAGAAGAATGGAAAAAACATATTAGAGTTTGGCAAATATTTGAAAGAAAATATTTAACACCATATCACGAAAAAGGTTATCACATATTATTTAAACCTTTTGTAAAAGGAATGCACAAAAGTAATATTATAAAAGCATTAGGTGCACATGTTGCAAAACACAGAACACAAGATTTAAAACATATTATGTTTAATAGTAAACCTTCTTGGATAGGTAGAGTATACAGAAAAATATTAGAACCAATATGTTATTTAGTAGGTAGATTATGGCGATAACTGATATGAAAGGAACTGTTGCAACAACAACTGGTTTAATGAATGAAAAACCAGCAGCACCAAAAGTTCCTAATATGTCTAAAATGAAAATGCCAACTAATAGAGAAGTTAGATCTACAGAAAGACCAGTTAGAACTGTAGCTCAACCTAAACAAGTTACAGCTGATTTAACACAAAAAATTGAAGGATTAACCGATGAAGATAAAGCTACACTAGGTATAGTTCTATCTCCATCTGTTAGTAAAGTCATTAGTAAGATTGCACCAGAAGTAAAACCACTTTTGGATCAATTTACTAAGGATGAAGAAAATGTTGTACTACCAGTTTCATTAGTAAAAAATTTTGCTAATAGAAAATATGGTGGACAAACTGAACAAGATTCATTAAAAAGTTTTATTAATGATCTTGCAGGACAGATGGAAACACAACAAACAAATGTGCCACCTGATAATCAAATGGTTGCTCAGAGTAATACTCCTGAACAACCTGAATCTGGTATGGATTTTAATTCTATAGATTCTGATGTCAGCCCACAAAATATGGAAACAGTTTAGAGCTACCCTTATCCATAAGGCACTCAACCTAAGAGGTAAAAATAATGGAAGAAGAAAAAAAAGTTTCTGAAGAAACTAAAGTTAAAATGCCTAATCCAAATCCTTATAAAAAGGATAGAGGAGAAGATGATGCTGAAGTAGAAGCATTTGCTAAAGGTGAATTATCTAAGTTTCATAGGGAACAACAACAAAACAAAGCAGAAGCAGCAACCGAGCAGAAGGACACCGATGCATCTGAAGAGACTGCAGAACCTAAAGATCAAAAGGCTACTCCTATCGCTGAACGCCCTGCAAAAGCTGAAGATCGTGTTTTTAAGAAACGTTATGACGATCTTAAAAGACACTATGATTCTACTATAAATAAACACAAGGAAGAAGTTAATTCTTTGCGTTCTCAATTAGAATCAAGTACTACACAATTTGTGCCACCTAAATCTAAAGAAGAGTTAGAGGCATGGAGAAAAGAGTACCCCGATGTTTATGATATGGTTGAAACTATAGCTATAAACAAAGCTACTACTCAAACTGCAGAAATTGAAGATAAATATAAAAATCTTCAACTCCAGCAAGAACAAATTGCAAAAGAAAAAGCAGAAGTAGAACTTTTAAAATTGCATCCTGACTTTACTGAAATTAGATCGCAAGATTCATTTCATGAATGGGCTGCAAATCAAGATCCAACTATTCAAGGTTGGTTGTATGAAAATACATCTAATGCTAAGTTAGCTGCTAGGGCTATTGATCTATATAAAATGGACAGTGGTCAAAGTAAACTAACTAAAAAAGAAGAGAAGGATGTTAAAAAAGAAGCTGCTAAAGCAATTTCTAAAACAAGAAAAAGTACTGAGTCCGATATTCCTAAAAAGAAAGTTTGGACAGCTAGTGAGATTTCAAGATTGAAACCTCATGAATTTGAGAAGCATGAAAAAGATATTGACCTTGCTCGTTTAGAAGGTAGGATTGAACAACGTTAAACAATCTAACTAAACAATAAGGAGAAGCATATGGCTTTTACAAATGCTAGTGGATACAATAACCTTTCTCAAGGTAATTTTACTCCACAAATCTTTAGTCAGAAAGTTCAAAAATTCTTCAGAAGAGCATCAGTGGTAGAGGATATTACTAACACTGATTACGCTGGAGAAATTGAAAACTTTGGTGACACAGTAAAGATAATAAAAGAGCCTACAATCACAGTCAGAGATTATGCTAGAGGTCAAACAGTTGATACACAAATATTAGCTGATGACCAAATAACTATGACAGTTGATCAAGGTTCATACTTTGCTTTTAAAGTAGATGATATTGAAGAAAGACAATCTCATGTTAACTTTGAAGCTCTTGCAACCTCTTCAGGTGCATATTCATTAAAGAAAAACTATGACTACAATGTATTGAAGTTTATCTACGATAACGCTTCTACATCTGCTAGTGACACAGGAACTGATGGTTCACCAATTGATGGTGACGCAGCAACTGACACTTTAGCAGAAGTTGTATCAGCAGCTAAAAAAGTTTTAGACAAAAATGATGTGCCAGAAGAAAATAGATGGCTAGTTGCACCACCTGAATTTTTTGAGCAATTAAGAAAAACAGGTGCTAAACTTTCTGACCAATCAGTAATGGCTGATGGTGGAGTATCACAAATCAGAAACGGTAAAGTTACAGACAGACCGTTATTTGGTTTTAACATGTACTCAACAAATGCTATTGCTGTGTCTAGTGGAAGTGCTGCAAATCATACATTCGGTTCAGCTGGATCAAATGAATTTGCGTTCTTATACGGACACATGTCAGGAATTGCAACAGTAAATCACATTGCAAAAACTGAATTAATCAGAGACCCTGATTCATTCGCAGACGTAGTCAGAGGCTTACACGTTTTTGGAAGAAAAATTCTTAGAAGCGAAGCAGTAAGATCTGGCGTAATAACAATAGGTTAATTAGGAGGATTATAGAATACTATGGCTACATATGACTTAACAGCAGCAGGTGGTACTACTGGACATCCGTCTAATGGTAGAACACCTTATTTAGTTGAAAATACAATTGACGTAGCGGCAATCAATGGTGACTCTGGAGCAGCAGCAAATGATGTTCTTAGAGTTCTTGACATCCCTGGAGAAACTTTAATCATGGAAGCTGGAATCGAGGTAATCACTGCATTATCTTCTTCAGTAACTCTTGATTTAGGTATCACAGGTGGTGACGTTGACAGATACGTTGATGGAGATACTAACGCTACAGGATTCTCTGCACCAACAGCTACAGCTAGAACTATAGTTGCAAGTGCAGATACTTTAGACGTATTAGTACTATCAGCAAATGCAACAGCGGGTAAAATCCGTGTATTTGCAGTACTTTGTGACGTATCAGGTATTGATGAAACTGACAGAAATACAAGTACTCAGCAAGACACAGCTGTGTAATTTGTATAATTTTAAGGGGGGCTATATGTCCCCCTTATTACACTACCCCTTATAATATATAGGAGATTTATGGCATTATATGATTTAACAAAAAAAACTAGAGCAAGTACAGGACAAAAAGTTACAAGGTTAGGTCCACCTGATAATACTATGAGGGTTATTAGATTAGAACAAAGAATTAATAATCAAGAAGAAAAACTTAATAAAATATTAGAGTTATTACAGAATGGCAACAACCTACTTAACGTTAGCAAATAGTGTACTTAGAGAATTAAACGAAACAGAGTTAACCTCTAGTACGTTTAGTTCAAGTCGAGGTATACAAACTGCAGTAAAAGATTTTATTAATAAGGGTATTCATGATATTTATAATGAAACAGGTGAAATACCTTTATTATATTCTAGAACTACACAAGATTTAACTATAGGAACTAATGAATATACATTTCCTGCTGATTTTAGAAAAGCAGATATGGATTCATTTTCATTAAGACCAAAAGAATTAGTAACTAATGGTGAATTTACATCTAATATAAATAGCTGGACAACTGGAGATGGATCACCATCATATACATCAAGTGGTAATGGTAGATTAAATTTAAATAGTGCAGCAGCTTATCAAGCTATTAACACTACAGTAAATAAAACTTATAGATTACAAGTTAGAGTTTTAAGTCCAAATAGTTCTAGCACTGCATTAATTGTAAGAGTTGGAACATCAGCAGGTGGAACACAAAATTTAAATACAACAAAAGCAGTAACTAATTTTAGAGAAGGTGATATATTACAAACAACATTTACTGCAACAGCACAAACTTCTTATATATACTTAGAAGCATCTGGTGTTCAATTAGATGTTGACTATGTTAGAATATCTAGAAGTGATATTGCAACTAGAAAATTATCATACATAACATATGATAGTTATTTACAAAATCATAAACCAACTGATGATACAAATAATGAAGGTAATTATTCTGTGCCATTAAGAGTTTATATTTTGCCAGATCATTCTGCATTTGGAATAAGTCCAAGGCCAAATACAAATGAATACACAGTAAGTTTTGATTATTATACAACACATACAGATTTGTCTGCTCACGGTGATAATATGAGTTTACCTGACAGATTTAGAACTTTGATAGTAGATAGAGCTAAATACTATACATACATGTTAAGATCAGATCCACAACATGCACAATTAGCTGATAGAGACTTTCAAAGAAAACTTAGATTATTAAAAGTAGATTATGCAACTAAAAATGATTATATGAGAACTGATGTAATTGGTGAAAGTATTGCAACAAACATAGGAGGCAGAGTTAGTTAATGGCTATTAAAAAAGATACAGATAAAGTAATAGAAGAAAAAAATGGAATGAATGTCACTGATAATATGAATGGTGATGTAATGGCTGATGAAAAGTTAGAAGCTGGAATAAAGTTTAGAGACTTTAAAAATATGCCTGGAACAACTATAACAGAAAAATTAAAAAAAGCTGGTGTAAAAAATATTCCAAAAACTTTAACTTTACAAAAAGCAATAGAATTATTAAATAAAAAAAGAGCTAATTAATTAAATGCCAACAACAGATTTAATATCCCCATTTGTTGTAAGTTGTGCGGGTGGTTTAACATTGAACAAAGATGTGTTCTCTATGCAACCAGGTGAAGCATTAATCTTACAAAACTTTGAACCCGATATTAAGGGTGGATATAGACGTGTTAGTGGTACAGCTCAATATAATAGTACAATTATTCCTGAAGGATCTAGTAATTCTAGTTTAACAGTTGATTGTTCAATTATATTTAATGGGCAGATAATTGTAGCTAGAGGTGGTGACATACACAGAGGAACTACATCTGGAAGTTGGACAAGTTTAACTACTGGACTTGGAACTTCTACTAGAGCCTATGATTTTGAAAAGTTTAATTTTAATGGAACTGATAAACTAGTTATTGCAACAGGGCACTCAGCTGCACAAATAATAAATTCTAGTTTTGCTGTAGATGCTGTAAATGGTTCTGATGGTGGTACAGCTCCTACTAATCCTAAGTTTGTAAAAGCATTTCAAAATCACATGTTTTATGCTGGTGCAACTAATTCACAAGAAGTTATATTTACTGCACCATTTGCTGAAGATGATTTTAGGACTGCACAAGGTGGGGGATCATTTAAAGTTGACTCTACAGTTGTTGGATTAAAAGTATTTAGAAATGAATTAATTATATTCTGCGAAGATAGAATATATAAATTAACAGGAACATCATCTAGTACATTTGCTGTACAAGAAGTTACAAGAAACATTGGATGTAGAGATGGTGGCAGTATTCAAGAGATTGGTGGTGACGTTATATTTTTAGCACCCGATGGATTAAGAACTATTGCAGGTACGGCAAGAATTGGTGACGTTGAACTTGGTTCTATCTCTAGGCAAATACAGTCTAGAATTGATGAAGTAACATTAGATAGAATATCTTCTGTAGTTATTAGAGGTAAATCTCAATACAGATTATTTTATCCAGTAGATGCTACAGGGCAATTATCATCAAAAGGAATTATAGGTGTATTAAAAAATAATCCTAATACAGGATCAATAGGATTTGAGTATGCAGATATGGTAGGTATTAAACCAGCTTGTACAGATTCAGATTTTATTAGCAGTGTTGAAACACAAGTATTTGGTGGATATGATGGTTTTATTTATAAAATGGAAACAGGAAATACTTTTGCAACAGGTGCAACTACAACAACAATACAAGCAGTATATAGATCTCCAGATATGGTAATGGGAGATCCTGGTCTAAGAAAATATATGCAAAGAGTTAATTTAAACTATGAAGGTGAAGGAACTTCTATTGATGCAAATTTAGCTCTTAGGTATGATTACGATGATCAAAATACACCACAACCAACAAAAATAGCATTACCTAGTGTAGGTGGTGCTGGACAATATGGAGCAGCAAAATATGGTAGTTCACTATATGATGCATCAGGTGTTCCATTAGTAAGACAATCAGTAGAAGGTTCAGGATTTGCAGTAGCATTACAGATTGATGATCAAAATAGTGCAGACTCATTTTCAGTTAAAGGCTTTCAATTAGAATTTACTCCAGGAGGGAGAAGATAATGGCAGGCTATTCAGCAAGACAATCCAGTTTTACAACAGGTGATACTATCACCGCAGCTCATTCTAATGATGAGTTTAACCAAGTACTAGCTGCATTTAATGCAACTACAGGACACACGCATGATGGAACTGCGGGTGAAGGTGGTCCTATTGGATCTATCAGAGATGCTGATAGTTTAAATAAAGTATTAGTTGATTCAACTAATAATCATTTAGAATTTTATGTTGAAGTATCATCTTCAGCAGTACAACAATTAAGAATACAAGATGGTGCTATTGTACCTATAACAGATAATGATATTGACTTAGGAACTTCTTCTCTTGAATTTAAAGATTTATTTATAGATGGCACAGCAAATATTGATACATTAAGTTTAGATGGCACAGCTATTACGGCAACAGGTGCAGAAATTAATTTAATAGATGGTGGAGCTACAGTTGGAACTACAGCAATAGCTGATGGTGATGGTATTATTCACAATGATGGTGGCACAATGCGAGTTACAAGTGCTACGACATTTAAAACATATTTTCAAACTGGTGTTACAGCAGCAGCTATAGCAGCAGATGATATTTCAGCAGGTGATGCAGCAGTTAATCTTACAACAAGTTCAGGTAGTATTACTATTGATGCAGCTGCAAATGATACAGATATTATATTTAAAGGAACTGATAATAGTTCTGATATTACTATGCTTACTCTTGATGGTAGTGAAGCAGGTAAAGCAACATTTAATAGTGATGTAGTTGTTGGTGGAGATCTTACAGTAACAGGTGATGATATTGTTATGGGAACTAACACTGCAGGTAATTTATTAATTGCAGATGGTACAAATTTTAATTCAATAGCAGTAGGTTCATTATCAGAAATATCTACAGTTGCTAATGATGATGTATTCTTAGCAGTAGATACTTCAGGTGGTGGTCTTAAAAAAATAGCTAGATCAGCAGTAGTTGCAGGACTTGCTACATCAGGTGCAATATCAAATGTAGTAGAAGACTCTACACCACAATTAGGTGGTAATCTTGATATGAATGGTCAAGATATTGTTACTACATCAAATGCAGATATAGAATTAGCACCAAATGGCACAGGGCATGTGACTGTTAAAGGTAATACTAATCCAGGTTCTATTCAATTTAATTGTGAATCTAACTCGCATGGTCAGATAGTTAAATCACAACCACACAGTGCTAGTGTTACAAATGTATTAACACTACCTGCAGGTAGTAACCAAGAGATTGTAGGTGCATCGGCTACACAAACTTTAACTAATAAAACATTAACTACACCTGTAATATCAAGCATTTCTAATACAGGAACTATTACATTGCCTACATCTACAGACACATTAGTAGGTAGAGCAACTACAGATACTCTTACAAATAAATCAATAAATTCTGATAATAACACAATTACAAACATTGTAAATGCTGATATTAAATCTAGTGCAGCTATAGCAGATACTAAACTTAATACAATTAGCACAGCTAATAAAGTATCATTAACTGCAGTAGACGTAGATGGTGGCACAGATATAGGTGCAGATTTAACTACATCAGATTTAATTATAGTCGATGATGGTGCAGGCGGTACAAATAGAAAAGCTGCATTATCTAGACTTACAACTTTTATGACAGGTCAAGGGTTTAGTACAGACGACCCAACAGCTTTAGCCATCGCACTTGGCTAAAATAAACATTGACTTTTTTAAAAATAACGATATAATATATAGGTAAATAGGAGGAGTAAATAAATGGCAAATACGTTTAAGGCAATCAACTTCGCAGCAGAACCAGCATCAGCTGGAACACCTTATGTGATGTATACAACAGCTGGAAGTACAACTACAGTAGTTCTTGGTCTTGTATTGGCTAACATTCATACAACAGCAGTAACAGCTGAAGTAGAACACGTTAGTACAACATCAAATAGAGGTGGAGCAAACAATGTTGCTAATGGTACATCATTCTTAGTTAAAGATGTAACTATTCCAACAGGAAGCTCATTAGAAGTTTTATCAGGTTCTAAAGTAATTTTAGAAGCTGGAGACAAAATTCAAATAGATTGTTCAGTAGCTGATAAGCTTTCAGGCACATTATCAGTAATGGAAATCACATAATAATTAGGAGTTAAAACACATGGGATATATAGGTAAAAAACCAACAGATGCACCATTAACTGCAAGTGATGTTACAGATGGAATTATATCTAATTCTAAACTAGCACAAGATGTTATTTCTGCTGAGACAGCTTTAACTTCTGAACCAGCTGATACAGATGAGTTTATTTTATCTGATGCTGGAACTCTTAAAAGAATAGACTACTCACTTATTAAAGGTGGTGGACAATGGGAATTTATTTCTGAACTAACAGGTTCTTCATCAACTTCGGCACTAGATTTTACAACCTTATCTACTGACTATAAAGATTTTTGTTTTTCAATGCAAAATCTGCATCCTGAAAGTGATAATGTAAGAGTATATATGAGAGTATTTACTGGCAGTGGTGGATCACAGGCAATTGATAGTGGTGGTAATTACGGATATGCTGGAATAGTAAGATTTGATAGCACAACCACTGGTAATGGTGATGCACAAAATCAAATATATATTACTGACGTAGTAGGAAATGCCGCTACGGAAAATGCGGCTGGAGAAGTTTTTTTATACAATCCACACGGAACAACATTTCATAAACTTATAAAATCACATTCTGTTACTATGAGAAATGATGATGATGTAGGTATTGGTAATTACGCTGGTAAATATGTATCAACCACTGCGGTTACTGGTGTTAGATTTTATTTTTCTGCTGGTGAAATAAGTGGCAAAATAGCAATGTACGGCAGAAAACGATCATAGGAGATAAATTATGGCATATATAGGAAAACAACCAGTAGTAGGAAACTTTCAAAAGTGTGATGCAATATCGGTTGTTAATGGTCAAGCAGCATACACATTACAAGTAGGCGGAACTAATGTCGTTCCTGAAAGCGTTAATCATATGCTTGTATCTCTTAATGGTATTCTTCAAGCACCAACAGACTCATTTACTGTATCAGGTTCAACATTAACTTTTGCTTCTAACCTAGCAACAGGTGATGTTATAGACTTTGTTATTCTTTTAGGTAACGTATTAGATTTAGGAGTGCCATCAGATGGAACAGTTACTCATGCTAAATTTGCTTCAAATACAGGTGGTGTAGTTGATTGGCAAGCTGTAATTACAAGTGCAACTACAATGGTTGCTGGTAGAGGTTACTTTGTAAATACTACAAGTGGTGCAATTACAATGACACTTCCAGCTTCTGCTGTAAGAGGTGACGAAGTATGGTTAGTAGATTACGCTGGAACATTTGATACTAATAATTTAACTGTTGCAAGAAATAGTCACAACATACAAGGAGATGCTTCTAATCTTACTGTATCAACTGAACGTGCTGGTTTTACTTTAGTCTATGTTGATGCTACGCAAGGTTGGTTATTGAGGGACAAATAATATGTCCGTATATAACGCACTCAAATACAATGTTTCTTTTGCAAACGCTGGTAGCTTAGTATTACTTACAACTAATACTGCAAGTTCTAGTGCGTCAGTTTCATTTACATCAGGAATAGACTCTACTTATTCTGAGTATATTTTTTTATTTAATAATATTCACCCAGCTACTGATGGTGCAAATTTTACTTTTAATGCAAGTACAGATAGTGGTTCAAACTATAACGTTACAGCTACTACAACTTTATTCCAAGCTTACCATAATGAAGCTGACAGTAGCACAGGATTATCATACTCAAGCACACATGATCATGCACAAGATACAGATTATAAAAAACTTGGAATAGCTTTTGACAATGATAATGACAGTTCTGGTTCAGGTTACTTACATTTATTTGAACCATCTTCCACAACTTTTGTAAAACATTATTTAGGTATTGTACAAGAATCTCAAAATGATGCTTTTTGTCAAGCTGAACATTATGCTGGATATTTCAATACTACTTCAGCTATTGATGCAATACAATTTAAGATGTCGTCAGGAAATATAGATGCTGGTACAATACAAATGTTTGGAGTAGTTAAATGAGTACATATACAGACATTAGATACGATTATAATTTACCTAGTGGTTTTGGTGGTGGTTTAACTTTATTAGCTACAAATACAATAACATCAGGTGTTTCTTCTTCATCATTTACAAGTGGGATTGATAGTACATATCGGACTTATATGTTTAAGTTTATCAGTATGCACCCAGCTACTGATAATGTTTCTTTTGAATTTAATTTAAGCACAGATAGTGGTTCAAATTACAATGTAACAAAAACAACTACTTTTTTTAGAGCATATCATGATGAGTCAGACACAAGCACTTCTTTAGGTTATAATGCTAGTGCAGATTTAGCACAAAGTACTTCTTATCAACCATTAATTTCAAACACTGCTTCTGAAGGTATAGGAAATGATAATGATCAAAATGGAGTAGGTTATCTTTATATTTTTAGTCCATCATCAACAACTTTTGTAAAACATTTTATTTCTACAATGCAATATAATCAAAAAGATGATTATAGTATTAATACCTATATTGCTGGATATGGTAACACTACAAGTGCTATAAATGCCATAGATTTTAAAATGTCGTCAGGCAACATAGATAGTGGTGTCATCAAAATGTATGGGATAGCATAATGACAGTATATTCTAATTTAAAATACGATCACCCATTTTCAGCTAACGCAACAGGCACAGGTGCTTTAACAAAAATATCTAGCCAAACTGCAAGTAGTTCAGCTTCATTAAGTTTTACGACAGGCATAGATTCTACTTATAAAGAATACGTATTTAAATTTATAAACATACACCCAGCTAGTGATGGTGTAAATTTTTCATTTCAAGCAAGTACAAATGGTGGAAGTAGTTATGGTATAACAGCAACAACTACTACTTTTGTAGCTAATCATAAAGAAGATGGAAGTGATAGCAACTTTTATTACAATACAGGAATTGATTTAGCACAATCAACAAATTATGCGATCATAAATGATTATTATGTAAATGATAATGATGCTTCAGGAAGTGGAACTTTACACTTGTTTGAACCATCAAGCGATACGTTTGTGAAGCATTTTATAGCAGATTTCAACAATCTATATAAACCAACATATACTAATAGAACATTTTCAGCTGGTTATTTTAATTCTACGTCAGTTATTGATGCAGTAGATTTTAAATTTAGTAGTGGCAACATAGATAGTGGAACTATAATAATGTATGGAGTATCATAATGGCTTTAAACTTTTGTAACAACAATTCCTTATCAGCAATCACAGCAATACCATCAGGTATTAGTGGTGGTGCTTTAAATTTAATATCTACACAGACAGCTAGTAGTAGTGCTAATTTATCTTTTACAAGTGGAATAGATAGTACCTATAAAGAGTATGTATTTAAGTTTATAAATATACATCCATCAGCAAATTCTGATTTTGCATTTAATATGAGTATTGATGGTGGAAGTAATTATAACACAACTAAAACTACAACATTTTTTAATGCTTATCATTATGAAGATGGTAGTGCGTCTGCTTTAGCTTATCTAACTGCTGATGATTTAGCACAAGGAACAGGTTATCAAGTTCTTATGGCATTTGGTGATTTAGGAATAAATGCTGATGATAGTTTATCAGGTTACTTACATTTATTTGATCCATCATCTACTACATTTGCTAAACATTTTATTTCGACTACTGTTGGTTCTAATAATGAAGCTGCACCATATGTCAATAATGACTTTATAGCTGGATATGCAAACACTACTTCAGCAGTTAATGCAGTAGATTTTAAAATGATTTCAGGAAACATTGATAGTGGAGTTATAAAATTATATGGCGTTAGTTAAATATAATAACAATTCTATAAGTGCTATTACTGCGGCAGCAAGTATTCCTAGTGGTAGTATGGTTTTAATTAGTACCAATACAGTATCTTCAGGAGTATCATCAGTTTCAATTACATCAGGAATAGACAGCA